TGTTCAGGTTCACCGATCCGAAATAATTGTTGCTGTTGTAGGTGTAGTTCCTGTTCTCGCTGGCCGTCAGCACGCGCTCGCCCTTGTGCAGGATCGCCGCGTACCCGTCAAAAGGCACCCACGGCAGGCCGTTGGCAAATCCTTTCCCGTTACTGCTTCCGCCAGGAACCATGCCGAGAACCGCATCCATGACAGAACTAACCAGCCCGCTTCCGTTTACATTCAGTTGAACCGGGATCGTTACCGTTCCGACCTGCTCCTGGATCTGCTCCGCGCCGTCTTCTACGACCGGATTTAGCACCATGTCAATCGGTTCCCCGTTGATAATCCGCATGGCTTCATCAGCAGTTATTTCTTGATCGATAACGTACCCGTTCATGGCGGCAAGATTGTTGGAAACCTTTGTCGCGCCCTCTTTCGCACTCTTAAAACCGAATATTCCCCATAATGCGTTCGGCGCATCTTCAAGCCAGTACTTTTTAGCGGCTTCCGCACTCGCGGCAATTCCTTCAGCATCCAGCCCTTTGGTGATCTCTCCCCACTCTGCCCTCAAGGCTTCGCCGACGGATTTGCCCGTTTTCCGTTCCCAGCCGTATGTCGTCAAATCCATCACGGCGTCTTTGATCAGAGCGGCAGACCCGGTCGGGTCATACATGGTCAGGTTGGACGCGAGGTTGCTTGCAAGCTTTGTCGCTGTGAGCCATACACCGCTTCCGCCTCCGGTCCCGGTGCCAGTAGGCGTTCCGCCGTTCCCTCCGCCGCCTCCGCCGAATAGCGTCCTGAACCCGTCGATCATCTTGACGATGTTCAACCCCAGCGACGTGACCTTCAGCATCCCAAACCCGATGGCGATCCCCGCCAGCGCGTTCTTTACATCTTCCCAGTGCTCCGTCAGCCAGGTGAACGAATCGACAATCCCGCTGAATATTGTTGAAAATGTATTCACGACACCTTCCGGGTCGATCTCGCCGATATCGCTGATCATTCCGCTGATCGCAGTTCCCAGGTTCTCCAGCAGTTCCTGCCCTTCCGGCGTTTTCAGATATTCCTGGATTCTTCCCAGGAGCTCGTCGATCGCCTTCACCGCGTCCGTCAGGTATGGCGCGATCTCTCCCAGCAGCTCCAGCTTCAGGGCTTCAAACGACTGCTGCAGCTTCAGCACGGTGTCGTTCAGTTCCCCGGCGTTTTCGACGGCTTCCTCGCTGGCCGTGCTGACGTCTCCCAGTGCTTCGGCAAATCCTTCTTTTCCCAGCTTGAACAGCGGCTTCAGGGAAGAATAGTTTTTCCCAAATAGTGCCTGGCCGTAAATGTCAGCCATGTCCTCGGAAAGCTCGCCGCTTTCGACCCGGCTGCGCAGTTCATCCGCCAGCACCCACAGGGCGTCCTCCCAGTTGTCGGCGATCTTCTTCGTGCGTACTACGCCGTATTTGTCGACATAGTTGCCGAAGCCCAGGGCCTTCATCGCGTCGATCTGGTCGTTCGACGGGTCGTTCAGCACCTTCTGCAGCGTGCGCTTCGCCCGTGTCCAGTCGCTGATCGTGACCTCTGCGATCGTGTCAAATACGCCCTTGTACTGCTGGTAGGTTGTCGTGTCCATCCCCAGGATCGTTGCCTGAGTTGCAATATCATCCCCCAGCCGCGCGCTGTCCATGATATTGTCCCAGATCTGCGTACCCAGCCGGAAAGCCGCGCTGGCCGCCTTCTCCATCACGTTCGTGATGCTGTTGATCCCGCTGATCACCTGGTCCAGGCTGACCTTCTTGTTCAGCCCTGTCAGGCTGCTGGACAGCTTGTCCGTCTCGCCGGCCGCCTCGACGCTGGCAGACCCAAGGTCCTCGATCTGCTGCTGCGTTTCCATCATGGCGGTCTGCGCGTTCAGCAGTTTCCGCTGCATGTCCTGGAAGGCTTTCCCGGCCTTGTCAGCTCCATCTTCATCGAGTTTTTTGAGGGCTTTCTGCGCTTCCTCGATGGCTTTCTTCTGTTCCTTCAGCTTGCCCTGCAGCAGTTGCTGTTTCTGCTGCAGATAGGTCGTAGCGTCCCCGGTCGCCTTCAGCTGCTGTTCGTTCTGCTTCAGCGCGGCGTCGATCGTCTTGACGCTTGCGCCTGCGCTGTTCATGCTCTGGATGAACTGGCTGACGCCGCTGACGCCCATTTTTACACTAAGCTCTGCCATCTTTACCCTCTCCTAATGCCGTGCTGCTGGTCATCGTAGGCGCGCCGCCAGATGTAGCAGTCAAGGATCATCCCGGGCGACATCTCGCCCATTTCGCTGTATGTAAGGCCGGCGACCAGCCCCCAGTGAATTACTCGCCGGTAGGTGAATTCACGGGTTCTTTTTTTGCGTTGATTTCATCCAGCACAACGTCCCGTGCTTCGTCCTGTTTTTCTTCCGCCGCCGCCTGGCTCTCTGTTTCCTTGCTCATGCACCCGATCACCGCCACCTGGTAGGCCAGCAGGCCGTGCGGGTCCATATTTTCCATCAGCCACTCGTCCGTCAGGTCAGGCTCTTCGCCCGCGTGTTTCAGCCCCGCGTTCCCCATGATCCTGATCATGCTAACCGTGTTCCTGACGCGGCTTTTGCCCTTCAGCAAAAGCTCCTTGATCTCGCCCAGGTTCCCGATCTCTTCCTCGATCTCGATGAACTGGTTCATCCTGAACCGCAGCGGGATCGTGCGTTCTCCGATCTTTACCGTGATATTGTCCATTTTTCAGCACTCCTTTTACACAAAAAGCCGGGGCGGGAGCTGATGCTCCCGTCCCGTAATGTCATCAGGTGATTCCGGCCTTGCTCTTGACGTACGAGATGGCGTCCGCTTCGGAAGCAAAGGTCTTGTGGATGGCAAAGGAATTCTTCCCGCTGTTGTCCAGCTTGACGGCCGCGCCCACGCCGTTGAGCGTAGGTGTGCGCCAGTCGACGTTCTCTTCCTTCGTCCTGGTTTCCTCGTTGCCGATGCCGAATTTCAGCTTGTAGAACCACCAGCCCTCGTAGCTGTTTTCCACCACGCCGCTGCTATTGGTCGTGCGCATCACGCGGACGTAGCCGAAGCCAACGTCCGGGCTCGCGTCGTCGTTGACGGTGTATTCGCCGGTCTGTACGGTTTCACCCAGCAGATAGGCGCGTACGTCGTCCTTCAGTCCGGTCGGCTCGAAGTCCAGCGTGTAGCCCAGGATGCTGTTGTCGCTGTCCAGTTCCACGTCGTCGCCGTAGAAACGGCCGCTGGCGCGGTTCCAGGCCAGCGTGGCCGCCCGCGCTTCCGCGACGACCTTGCCGGTGCCGTATGTGATGGAGCTCCCGGCGGTGTAGGTCTGGACCGTCGCCGCCACCGGGCACAACATTCCAATGTTTGCGTTCATGCAGATTTCCCTCCTGCTTCGTTCTGTGAAATGATTGCGTTGAATAGTTTTTCAGCCTCCGCGACCATGGCGGCAACGGCTGTCTTTTTGCCCTTGTTGACGCCCTTGCGCACGAAAGGCTGCTTTTGCATAAAGCTTGTACCTGAGTTGATGGCGTTGGCGATCACGCTGATCGGTTTCTGGTTCTGCGCACCGCGCCCGATCGTCGAGCTCAGCCCGTACTGTTCCGCCTTGCCGGAGTATCGGATCGTTTTCAGTGTCGAGCTTGCCGCGTTTTCTTTTCCCTTGAACGCGACGTCTTTGTAGTTCGTCCGCGCGCTGCTGTTCATGTGGTTCCAGTTTACGTTCGCATACCCGCTGCCGTTCAGGCCGACGGACGTATTGATCTCGTTTCCGTCCTTCTCGAACTTCGTAATACCGAACGCTTCGCCCTGCTGCAGGACCGCCTTCTCTTCCGGGCTGGGCAGCCGCGTTTCTCCGGGTCCTGCGTACTTGAACGGGGCCGTTTGGATGTTGTTGATCTCCGCGAAGATCGCGTCCGCCATCCTTCCCGCGCCCTCATACAGCGCGTGGCTCCCGACAAATGCCGCCTTGTCCCCCAGTTCGTTCAGCATCCGGCTGATCTCCGCCAGGCCGTCGCTTTGAAACGTAAAGTTCATCAGCTTCCACCCGCTTCCGCTTCGTCCGCCTCCGGTTCGTCCATGCACTGGAACACCCACTCGATGTGGAACAGCCCCGTCTCCGTCTCGTACTGCGTGCTGTTCATGCTCCAGCTGTTCCCCAGCACTTCGCTCAGCACTTCCTCGACGGCTTCGATCATGTCGCCCCGGTCGTCCAGCTTCTGGAAGTAAACATCCACGCTGCCTTCCCAGGCGCGGTCGATCTTCGCGCCGTCTCCGTTGTGCGCGTCCGCCTCGAAGTCCAGGCTCACGACGCCATACGCGCCTTCCGGCCGCGTCCGCCATCCGTATTCCGCGAAGGGAATGTCCGTCAAATTCAGTGCCGCGACAAGCGTTTCGTACTCACTCGGCATTGTTCACGACCCCCCTTGCGTTTCCGTCCACGCGCTGCAGCGTCAGCTCGATCCCGTCCGTCTCCGTGATGTACGTACGGAGGATCCTGAAGCGCACGCCGCTCAGCTCGCAGATCGGTTCCCCGCCGTATTCAAAGTCGTGGGCCAGGATCACCTTCAGCTCCGGGTTCAGTCCGATCCCCATCGCCTGATAGGCTTCCGTCATGCCGATCGACCTGACCGTGCAGTACACCGTCCGCCTCGCCTCTTCCGGTTCGACGCCGACGCCGTGGGCCGCGGGCACCTCGCTGATCAGCGTGATCACGTTTGATTTCATCATTCGCTTTCACCGTCCTGATAGTTCGTGTGCCCGGTCGCGTGCATCAGCTGGACCTTCTGCGTGTCGTACGCTTCCTTCAGCTGCTCATAGTTCGGCGGATTGCCGAAGCGCATGGCTGCATAGGTGATGATCGCCCGCTGGGTCAGCGGATCCGTCACCGTGCTCGTGTCCGTCACCACTCCGCTCGTGCTTTCGGTGAACGTCACCGTGCCGGTTTCGATCACTC